CTTCTCTACACGCACCGTGCGTGGGCCAAATGGGCAACGACAGGTGCCTGTGGTTCGTTCTAAGCCGTTCAAATCGTGGGACTGGTGTCCGGTACCGGAGCAACAACCACGGAGGGAGGGAGCGAGCCTCATGCTCCATAGAATCGAATGTATGTTCGTCAATGTATCGGTGTTACACAGTCGATAGCTGACGGCGTGTCAGCAAGCACTGTGACTGAGCTCGAGCTGTCGACGGTATGCATTGCTCGAGCATCTGACCTGATCACTAGACATTGTTTGTAGATATCTGTTGACAGTTGCTCAAGTTGTGGCGCATAGTGGTCGATCGAGTTGGGACACAACCCAACCGAAAGGGGGCAGACCATGAACCACATGACCGTTTCATCTCACCAGGAGATCCGTGATCGACTGAATCGACGTTCAACCGTCGATGATGCGATGTCCATTCCGCCGGCTATCAGCTCTCCGATGCCGACACGACCAGAGATCATGCGAGCTCGGCGAGCTAACCGTGATGCATTCGCCGGCATTCACAACGACGCATTACACGAATGTGCGACTGAGCATGGCGTGGCGCTGGTGGATTTCAAGCCAGCTCTGATCGTCGACAGCGCTGGATTCGGTGACGTTTGGGGTGATGCACGATGAGTGCTGAGACCGATCGGGTTGAGCGTGGGCAGCTCGTCCATGATGGTTGGGACGGCGCAAGCGTGAGCCGTTACGTGCTCCACATGCCCTGTGGTTGCCGATGGACTCGTGACGGGCGTGCGTTGCTGCGGCCATGCAAGACCACAGCCAACCCGGAGTGCGCCAGTTTCCAAGTGAACCGGAGCGAGGCATGACCAGCACCGGCAGAGATGCCGATTGGCCGATGACCGAGGAAACGGTCGCTATCTGCGAACAATGCGGTTTGGCCGTGAGCCCGTACAAGAGAGCTGACGGTTGGGTGTGGCGTCACCGGGTGACCCACATGTTCGCTTGCTACGACGAGCACGGTCATCAGCTCCCCAACTGTCACGCTTGCGTCAACGGTACGACGAGAGTGCCTGGCTATGTCGACTGAGGCGATCACCATGTGCGATATCGGGCTGTCAGTTCATCCCTTTGGCTTCAACAATCACGAAACAACCTGCTCGCGGCCAAAAGGTCACGTTGGCTACCACCGGTGTTTGTGTGGCTGACCACGAGCAAGCGACCATCGGTGCACCCTCGACGGTGACACGTGCTGGGTTTGCGGAGATTATTGGCCATGCGTCACCTACACAGACAGCCTCGGGATATGACTGAACCTAGCTCTGAGCCTGATTTCGGTTCTGACGAGCATATTTCAGCCATTCAGGCGGCTGAGTCAGGTTGCGAGTTTTGCGGACAGGATCACTTGACCAAGAAATGCCCTCACAACCCGGATAGCCACATTAGAAAGATGACAAATAGTAGTTGATCTTCCCTAACGCTTTTCTCCTCGTTGAGCGTTGGGGTGGATTCACTAGAAAGGGGCACGTATGACCTGCATCCAGCCATCGACATTCCATGAGCCATCCTGTATCCAGATTCCCACGATAGGCCCCCACGCTTCGATCTCAGGGCCTCAAATCGTTCATGTGGTGTCCAGTAGCCCGATATCGCATCTGGCGTTTACAGGGGTGGATATCGAGACGCTGTTCGGTGCGGGGCTGCTAGCCGTGGTTGTTGGACTGCTCGCGATGATTCGCAGGCGGCATGGCTAAGACGGTCCGTATCGCTGACCTGACCGGCACGGCAGAGCTGGCCAGGCGGCTGTGTGTGCAGCGGTCGACGATCTCACAGTGGCGGGCTCGAGATATCGGGTTCCCTGATCCCATAGCCTTCATCGGAGGTTCGGCGGTATGGGACTGGCGGGATGTCCAGAGATGGGCGGATAGGCGTGGATAGGTTCGATTCAGCCGAGGATTTTGCCGAGTGGTACGCCTACCAGTCACACACGACCGTTGACACGCTGGCCTGGTGGGGACGATTTCCCGAATCGTGCGATTGTGGCGAGCCTGATTGCACCGGATGGGCCATGGGCTATCAACATGAGGATGCCCTGGCCGATGACGTCCAGCGAACCCGAGTCCTAACAGGTATGTGATCCCGCTACTTGAGGACGATTTCGTAACACTGGGTGCCCAGGTGGTGTGCCGCCCATCGGATGTCACGGTTGAACAGTCCGTGGAAGAGGATCTTGGCCGGGTTGATGCAGGTGATCACGTCGTAGATGTGGTGCATGGATCTCCTAGTCTGAACAGGTCGTTCACCCTGACGCGAAAGAACCCCCGGCCGGGGCTAGAGGGGCCTAGGTGGAGCCGGGGGTTCTTCGCTGCCCCTGCTTCCGAGGCACCCGACTAGCTAACCATGATTGTCATGACTGTGTCAACCTGCATATACTGGGAATATGAATGATCATCCCATCGGTGAGCTGATCAACAACCTTCGCGAGATGGGCAAGCACGAGATGGCAGAGTGGTTGAGCAAGGACACCATCTCACGGGCCGGATTCGATCCTGACGACTTTTGTGAAGATCCAGAATGAACAGGACTTCGGTGAGTCTTCTGCTGGACGCATCGGGCAAACCTGACTGGCAGGTGGCCATGGCTTGTGACATTCACCCATCGGTGATCTCGAGGTATCGGTCGGGTGAGCGGACGCCACACCGTAGACACGCAGAAAAGTTGGCCGGATTTTTCGATTGCACCACCGATATGGTGCTCGGGCCACCCGAAGACTTGCCCTACTCGTCGATCGTGCGGGTGGTGGAGATTGCCGGGCCGCTGAGTCTGGATCCTGATGACGAGTGGATCGACTAGGAGCGCTTGCCGCCCTTCTTCCACTTCCGGGCGTTCTTGGCGAACTGGGCTTTCTTCTTCATCGCCTTCGAAGCATGGGGATTGTTCAGGACCCGTGAGGCGTGCGCTTGAGTCGACTCACCAGGTTTGGCGGCAGCGGTGAAGCTGCCCCGCTTCGACTCTTTGATGTGGATGCCTGAGGCCATCAGGTCAGATAGGCGTAGAACTCGATCACGCCAGGCGTGATGGTGGTGGCGGTCGTCGGGAACGTCTGAACCACAGTGAGCCCGGTATTCGAGATGCCCGACAGGATCGGGGGAATGGTCTGACCAGCGGCAGTGAGCGAAGCTACGCCGGACAGGGTCGGAGCAGTCGCTGTGAACGCCCACATCAGGCCGATGTAGTAGATGCCCGACGTCGGAACGGTGTAGGTGGTCGCCGTACCGGCAGCGGTGGTAGCCACTGCGTAGGTGGCTACTGTCGAAGCGGTGATGGTGGCGGTCAGGGCATCGGCCGAAGAGGCAACAAGGACAGGGCCGGTGGCCACCCCGGTGTAGAGCGCCATCCATTGGTGGGTCATGGTGGTGGAGCCGGTAGAGCCGGGGAGGATGTTGAAGTTGGAGATCACCATCCCTTCGGTCAGAAACACCGCAACCATCTGCAGCGTGCCCGAACCTGACAGGGCCAGAGTGGCCGAGGTGACCGCTTGGCGGGGGACGGTGACCCCGACCGAGTTGGTCGGGCCCAGCAGCCCTACCGGTGTCGAACCGCCGGCCGCGGCATTGGCCAGTGCCGCCAGGCACTCGCCTTCGCTCAGTGACAACTGGGTGACGCCCAGGTTGTTCAGCCAGGCACGGTAGATGTCGCCCTTGTCGTAGCTCAGGACGGATGCGGGGTAGGTGGGCATGAGTCTCCTTACACAGGCGTCGGTGGTGCCACAGTAGGCGGCTGAGGAAGCGTGGGCGTGGATGGAGTGGCGACAATCGAGGTCCAGGGATGGAGTAGGACGCCGAACACCCCCAAGATGGCCGAGGCGGTCGGATCGAGGTGTATACCTGACAGGGCCTGGGTCAGGACTCCGAAGACCACAGCGGCATCGGCCATCCCATGCTGGAGAAACGTCTTGAGTTGCGCGGTCGTGATGTTCATGGGTCCTCCGCTGGTTGGGTCTTTTGGTACTTTACCTCAGCCGTCAGTTCGGTGTTCTTGTCCATCACGGTCTGGAGTTGATTGTTGACCAGGACGTGAACCTCTTTGACCTTCCCGTTGAGCTTGGCTGCCCATATGGTCCCGACAGCGGAGATCAGAACGAGGAGGATCGCAGTGAGGGCATTCAAGATCACAACACAAGAAACATACTGGAAGTGTCTGAGACAGCACCGGAGGGCTCGAGAGCCAGGGCAAGCAGTCCCGCTCTGGCCGCGGTAGTCCAGTTGGCCGTGGGAGTGATGCCGATCTCCGTCGTGCCTGGGATGAGAGACCCACCGAAACAACGACTGGCGGTGGTGGCGATGTTGGTCAACACCGTAGAAGTCCACGCCTTGACCACACCTGATGTCGTGGCCAACGGAACCCCGCACAGGATGATCGACCCGGAGTTGGATGTCGAGAAGGAATTAGAGGCCAGAGTGCTGATCGAACCGGTGGTGTTGGTGGCCACGATGGTGTCGACAGTGGTGGAGCAACCGGACAGCTCCCAATAGCAGATGCCGGTGATCGTCCCCCCAGTCCCTGCTGTAGGAGCGATGGATGTCTCCCCGCCCGCCGCCACCTTGTACATGACGAAACCACCATCAACACCGGCGACGCCGAAGGTGCATGAGGTTCCGTTGACCGTGTAGCCGGTCGCAGATGGGGCCAGGACCGACGTTAGCTGGCTCAGAAACGCCACGAGGACATTGCCCGCAGTAGCAGAAGGGATCGTGAGTGAACTGGCGCTACCGGATGCCGTCTGTCCTGAGTTGACGATAGCGATGGCCATTTAGCTGACAGCCACGCACGACCATGCAGTGCCCAGGTTGTTGATGAACCCGACGAAGAGAGGGGCCAGAGAGTTGCCTCTGGACGTGCCGGGGACAGAGACGAACTCAGAGTTGTTGGTGTTCACCCAGGTCAGGGTCTCGGCGGTGTTGGCAAAGTCATAGACCCGAACGATCAAGCGCTGACCGTCGATCCCGCTTGCGGGCAGGGTGATCTGGAGTGCGGCCGACGAGCCGTTGACGATCGTTGCATTGATGGTGCTCATCGGCACCCAGGCCGACCCGTTGTACTGGTACTGCACGCCGCTGCCGTTGGGCACGGTGACCGTGTTGGGCGGTCCCGTCACCACTGCTGTGGTCGAGGTGGCAACCGCACCCGCCTGATTGATGCACAAATCGCCTGCGTTGGGAGAAAGGCTCGGCAGCGTCGTTCCGCTCGGTACCCCGTTGGAGAAGTAGATCCGACAGTATGGTTGGGTCGCCCCCGTGTTGCCGAACAGAGCTGACGGAATGGTGGTGCCGTCCACCCCGGCCTGGTTCGACACTCCCGGGGCGATCCCGGTCGCCGCAGTTATCTTGTCACCACTGACCAACAGACCCCCGGCGTTGAACACCTGAGCGATGGGAATACCAGCCGCGTCCGACACGCCCAGGAGAGAACGGATCACACCGACATTGGCACTCTGGGCCACTTCCAACACTTGCAGTCCAGGCTTGTTGGGATTGTGTGGGGCGTGGACGACCATCCCGTTGACTGTCGGGCGGGGTGTGCGGGAGGTCCACGGTTGGGTCGGATAAGGGCCTTGGATGAACCCCAACTGGCCGGGAACGACCTGTGACTGCTGTATACCGGCAGGCTGGGGTCTGACGACCTCTCCGTTCAAACCGAGGGGAACGTTGCCACCCCGGCCCCGGAGCAGGCCCCGATTGCCCACTAGAAATACCCGCCGATGCCCACCACATTGATGAGCTGACTGGCAACGAACGAGGAGGCGTTCAGCGACCAGCCTGGGGGGATCTCCACCAAGTCGAAGGGGATCGAGTAGGCGTAGGGGGCGACGGTGGTCGACGGAGCACCGGGCGAGACCACAGCCAGGGTGTAGAAGGCGTGGTAGGTGGTTCCGTCGTAGAGGTAGAGTTGCACCATCCCGGCAACAACCGTGCCGGTGCCGAAGAAGTCCACCTCGTCGACCTTGATCCCGTTGCAGACGAAGCTCAACGTCGTTGCCGAGAGCGCGGCAGTGATTCCCGCCGAGATCACCAGGGTCGTCCCGCTGATGGCGAGCACCGTGGTCCCAGGAGCGATGCCTGCGCCCACCACCTGCCAACCGACCGCAGGAGCCGGATTGGGTTGCAGAGAAGTGAAGGCCGCGCTTGCCGTGAGGATCTGGCTGCCCACGGTCGCCTGGGTGAAGGTCTGTGCTGGGGTGACCGGGGCTGCTGACAGCACGACCACCGAGTGGGTCGGAGCCGTATAGCTGGAATCGGCGGTAGCGGAGAGGACATTGCTTCCAACCGCCGGTGCTGTCGTGAAGTTTGGACTGGTGGCCATGAGGCTCCTTAGGTGAACACGGTGTTCATGTAGATCTCTGAGCCAAGATTGGCTTGGGCAACGAACGCGGTGGTGGCGATCTGCGTGGTGTTGGTTCCTATCGGGGCGGTCGGGGCGGTCGGGACGCCGGTCAGGATAGGAGAGGCCAGCGGGGCTGCTCCGGTGATGGTGATGGCCGGAGTGGTTGTGGCAGTGGCGACCGTCCCGCCGATTCCGACACTATTGGTCGTGACTGAGACCGATGTCACCGACCCCGTACCCGAGACCGTCGTCCACTCGAGCCCGGTCGCTCCCGCTCCCCCTACCGTCAGAACCTGTCCTGAGGTGCCGATGGGAAGCAGCGCGCCGGTTCCCGACCCCGTACCGGCGATCAGTTGGCCCTGGGCGGTGAAGGTCGACGGGGCGTAGTAGTCGGTCCCGCTGACCGCGGCCGAGACCGTGGTTCCGTTGCCCTTGAGGATGCCGGTGACCGTGGTGGAGATGGTGATGGCCGGAGTGCTGTTGGCATTGGCTACGGTGCCGGCAAATCCGTTGGCGGTGGCCACCGAGACCGAGGTGACCGTCCCCGATCCTCCGCCTCCGCCCGATCCTCCGCCGCTGGCGGTCAGATCTCCGCTGTTCAGTGGCATATCAGGCCCCACCCGCCATTGACTGCACCGAGGATGCCCAAGGGGTTCGTCGACAGACCACGCCGCTTGCCGCCCATCTACTGCCTCAGAACGAGGAGCTGAACCGACTGAGTCGACGAGGCAACGACACCGTAGAGGGAGTCACCGCCCACTGCGTTGTAACTGAGGGTGACCACGCCGGTCATCAGGGCCCCGGCCGAGGTGGTTACCCCTGAACCCCCGCAGTAGATGGTGTTGGCCGAGAGGAAGACCAAGAGGATCGGGAGGGGGTCGCCCGGGGTGCCGGTCGGGAAGATGTTGGCTGCCGGGCTGGACAGCTTGTTGTACTCGGTCGAGGACAATACCTCGAAGAGCAGGGTCGGGGTCGTGCCTACGGAAATCGTTTGCCCTACGGCTGCCATGGGCTGACACTACCTTGCTCAGACGATCATGACCAGCATTCCCGTAGCGACGGTGGCAGGGGCAATCCCCACGCCCCAGGGCTGAGTCCCCACCGATATTGCTGTCCCAGGAGACCCATTCGACCCTCCGCTTAGCAGCGTAACCGGGAACAGGGCGCCTCCGCTGAGGTCCGCGACGTAGGCGTAGAGGCCATCGGGAGTCATGCCGATGCCTTCGAGCACATCTCCAGGCGCTATGGAGATGGTCGCGGTGATGGTGTTGGACGAGATCGTGATTACGTCGATGGCACCCTGTGACCCGGCTACCCAGCAATAGAGGCCGTTGGTTGTTATCGCGACTCCGTCCGGTTGGCCGAATGACGCTAGCGGGGTGATGGTGGCGAAGTGAGTGTTGGAGGTGCAGTTCAGAACTTCTATCGTTCCGCCTGCTCCACATGAGACATAGGCGTACTGGTTATCCGGAGTGATGGCGATGCCGGTGGGGTCGGAGTTCGCCGGGATAGGAGTACCAACTATCTGAGTCGCCAAGGTGATGGGGAAGACCTGGCCACCAGCCGAGAGATCCCCGACGTAAGCCGTCAGTCCGTTTGGAGTTATGGCGATGGGTTCAGGGAAGGTGGTGCCGGGTAGAGCGATGGGCGTCTGAGGGGTGTTCGTGGCGATGGTGATGGGAGTGACGTTGGCACTACCTGAGTTCGTCACATAAGCTGTAGTACCGGTCGGGTCTATGGCTACATCCCACGGCTGAGTTCCCACCGCGACGGTGGCGTAGACCGTGTAGCCGGTAGTCTCGATGACCGTCACGTTGTCGGAGGTTGTGTTGACCAGGTACACGTAGTCCCCGTTTGGGGTAACCGCGATTCCCAAAGGACGCGTACCGACCGTCGTGGTGGTGAGGACAGTGTTGGTAGTGATGTCGACGACCGAGACGTTGTTCGATCCGCGATTGGTTACGTAGACGTTGTCAGGCATCAGCTCGCGGCGAAGTAGAAGGAGCAGGTCAGACCGTCAGCCCCAGAGGTGGCGGTGACCACGGGCTGGAAGTAATCATTTGCGGCCACTTCGGCGGTGATCGAGGTGAAGGCCGGCGAGGTCCCTACGGGCACGCCTGTGGCGATGACTGATCCGTCCTGTTCGATGGAGAGGGTGCAACTCCCGGCTCTGTCCAGAGTCATCACCCCCAGCAACATGCAGACCGCCGGCATGAAGAACGGGGGCAGATACCCGGTGGCTCCCGAAGGAACGACCACGGTGCCGGTCCAGGCATAGGTGTGGGAGATCTGGGTGAACCCCGCCTCTTGAAGAACCTGGGCCCACTGTTGGATCTTGAGCAACGCCGTTCTGGCGTTGATGTCTTGGACCTGGTTGATCTCGGGGACCCAGAGCATCGGGTTCGGGCTTCCCGTTCCCACGAAAGTCGTCGAGGTGCCGGGGTAATCAACCAAGGTCCGCCCGGGCCTTTTCGATGATGCCCATCACGTAGTCGTGGTCGGGCTTCGATCCTGATTTGGGGGACTCTTTGGGGGGTCGGTTGGTCATGATGTAGTCGAGCACGGCGTGGGGGTCGGGCTTGCCTTCCCACTTCTCCAGCACTGGTCGGAGCTCACCCGGGTAGAGATAGGCAAGGATCTCCTTCCAATCCTCCCGTACTCGGTGCGGCATCGGACCCAACTTCTCGGAGATGAACTGCAGTGCCGCTTCAACGGCAGCCGAGTCCAGTGTCTCTAGTGATCCCACGGACGCCAATCGTAATCGTCGAGAGCCTGGTCGACGAGGTGCTTGGTCCGGTGAGCCTCGAACTCGGCCCGGAGAATGACAATCGACACACCGACCAGCAAGAGGCCGTAGGAGAGGAGCCACTGCCAACCGACGAATCCGAAGAGGACGCCAAGCAGGGCGAGGATGACGAGTGTTCCGATCTTGGTCATGGCAGGACTCCTAGGTAGGGCGATTCTTCGGCGTCTCGAGGGATGATCAGTTGCAGTCGTTCGGCTTCGGCTCGAGGCAGGATGCGGTGGATCCAATTGTGGCCGGTGAAACAGACCGAGATCAGGTTGTCAACGGAGTTGGACCCACCTTGTGACCTCAGTTTCCGGTGATGGGGATAGCCGGTTGAATACCCGTCGCAATCATGGGCAGCTTGGATCTCACAACGGAATCCGGCGCGCTCGAGGACGAGTTGCGAGTTGCGTCGGTACTCCTTCTCATAGTCAGTGTGCTTCGGAGATCTGTGTTTCAGCGTTGACCGGTTCATGCCCATCGCGTCCCGTAGGCCTGGTGAGCACTCTTGCACCCTTGGCAGGGTGGGATTCCCCGTCTCAGATGCATCTGATAGCCCTGGTAGGTGCCATGGGGGATGGGATTGACCAGTTTGATCACATTGCGATCCCGATTCTGTTTGCGGAGCCTCCGTCGTTCTTCTTCAGTCGTTCCGCCCCATACTCCATGGTGCTCGTCCAGTCCTTCGTCGAGGCATTCACAGATGACCGGACATCTGTTGCAATACTCCTTGGCCCTGTCGACGAGCCACTTCGTGTAGACCCCCGGAACTCGCTCGGGAAAGAAGATGGACGGATCAGGGGCGTTGCGACACGCTGCTCGGTCAGTCCAGTGATCAGTCACCAGGACGCACAGCTTCCATCTTGGTCCGGTGGATTGAACTGTATTTGTTCTGCCACGAGGATTTGGGCGTCAGGTGATAAATCGTCTCCACCACCGTATGCCGCCCAGTTCGTCGCATTGATACCGAGAGAGTCTGGGTAAGCAGGGAATCCAAAGTGACCCCAGCCTCCTTCTTCGCAAATTGCGACTCGGGTCCACTCGGCGTACTCAAGAGGGGTTACGCCAGTTTGGGTCGGGGGTGTGTCCGGGGCCATTGCAGGTGGGACAGAAGCCGTCTGTGATGTGGTGGTTGGGGATTCTGATGGTTCCACTGTCGTTGGAGTAGAGGTAGTCGTTTGTGTAGCCGAGGGATGCGGCAGCGTGGCGGAACGCCCATTCGTAGGTGTTGTCGTGGACGGTTGCGTTGTCAGCGGCTTCAGCAACGGCATCCACGACCTCTTCGCATCCAAGGCCAAAGCCGATCGAATCGTTGCCCTGCCCTTCCCTGAGCTTGCGAGCTTTTGCGATGATCTCGTAGTCCAAGTCGATAAGCACAATGCCCCAATCAATAGACAAATGGATATGGCCAGGTACTTCTTCACGATGATGTCCTTCCGCTTTTAGGTGGTTGGGCACCATCGGCTCAGTGAAGGCTGAGTCCCGGCAGCGGACAGGCTTACACGGGCCTAGGCGTTGTCGCCATCAGCTCTGAAGATGATGTGGGTTCCCTGAGAGTGTCAGTGGTTCGTTGCAGTCTCCTCAGTTCTCAATGGTACAAGTGGGGGGTCGGTGGAGCACGACTGGGATATAGAACGAATCACTTGACCACAGATCCTTGGGAGTGACGGTCCAGTTCTTTGCGCTCAAGGGATTCTCGGACTCGATGGTTAGGCCCGCGTCGGTAAAGGCTGAGACGACGAAGGAGCAGCAGGTCAGCCGCCCATTCTTGTGCGGTCTCAGAAGTATCCTGCTCAGAAGCCCGAGGGTCGTGGCATATCCGCGTGTCTCCCAGCCGTGATAGCTGCGCATCAAACAGGGACCGAAGACCCGGAGCAAGGTGCCGTAGTCGAATCCGATCTGACGTTCGAGATAAGCCTTCGCTGCCTTCACGACCTCTGCACGCTTCTCTGATCTGTGTCTGAGAACTGTGGCCGTGCGGATGTGATTCCCCACCACCTCGGAGATGGGTTGGACTCGGAGAGCGGGATGGTCGAGCGTCGGTCGGGCGCACTGGATGACCTGGTTGTCCCCGATGTAGAGCACGACGTGGTTCACCGGTCGGTTCTCGGCCAGCTTGGCGAAATGGGAGATCACGCTGTTCATGGTGTCGAGGATCAGCACGTCCCCCGGTTCAAGCTGAGAACGGAACTCAGTATCTTTCCAGGTGATCCACCGTTTGCTCAGGGCGTCGATCCGGTTCAGCAGGATCGTTCGTTCGCTCACTCCACGCTCCCTTCGGGTGGCTCTACCGGGGGATCAGACGGCATGTGTTCCTTCGACACCACGCTGTTCCCGGTCTCGGGTGCGCTCCGTCAGCACTTCCAAAGCGGCGTAGAGGTTGCCGAGTGCTACGGCGTTGTGGATGCCGTGGAACTTGGACTTTTGATAGAACTCGATGCGCCCAATGACGGCGAGGATCACGTCCTCCACGAACGCACCGTTTGGCTCCCGGCGAACGCCATCGACAGCCAACGGCCCGTTCTGCCATTCGATGTCGAACCCGACGCCATGCGTATCCCCACCAGCGGGGTTTCCGTTGTCATCGACGTGGTGCTGCTGACTAACCACTCCAACTGTTCCCATGTTCATTGCTCCTTGCTCGGGCACGACTCACGGTGAGCCGCTGCCATTTGTTGAACCCAGGACTTCGGTGAGGTCGGCGGCGTGTGCCATCCGCACCGCTCGCACAACGCCTGCCAGCACGTTTCGATCTTGACCCCTTCGGGTGGCTCTACCGGGGGATCAGTCACGACTCAGACCTCAGCGCCGCTTCAAGCTCAGCCAGGCGGGTAGCTGGGACGAGCTGGCCGACTGTAGGAATCGCAGCGAGGAACGCGTGCGCCTCCTCAGATTCAAGCGCGCCGACTGCCAGCTCCCGGAGGAGGTCAGCCTCTTGCCGATCGACAGTTACCAGAGCCGCTGACACCTTGGCTCGGATGTCTGCCGCCGCTTGAATCTTGAGCCGGTCCCGATCAGTACCACCCCCAGCGAACTTGTCCCCCCAGAGCCTCGGGACCGCCACCCACATACGCTCGGTGTCGCCCCTGACTTCAAAACCATTTTCGCGCAGGGCGTCATTGATCTTGCAGTTGAACTCCAGCGCAGCCTTGTTGACCAGGAACTCCACGTCGGCGCGCTTCTTGTCGTCCTCCGTCTCACGGCTGGTGATCTCGGTCTGGACCTCAGCATTCAACTCGTCCGCCCGCCTGCGAATCTCGCTCCGAAGAACCTTGAACTGCTGCCGCACCACCGACCGCAACTCGGTCCGTTCACTCTTTGTTATCGCCATCGTTTCACTTCCTTCTCCCTTCGGGTGGCTCTATCGGGGTCACGGATGGCACCAACTCAAAGCGCCGGGACGGTAGAGGTCGTCATGGTTGTGCTGCCAGTACGCCTGGTCGGCGGGTGGTGTTGGCTCGCCGTCGTTCATTGGGTCGAACTCCTGGTCGAGAAAGATGTCGACACCACAGTGGATGCAGGTGGCGTGCTGGTGCCCTTCCTCGCCCGTATAGAGCGAATCGGGGTCCGCCTCGGCGTGAGACAGTTTCGTGTTCATTCGGGTGGCTCTACCGGGGGATCAGTCACGTCGGGTCCATTCGTAAACGACCGCTACTGCTCCGTCGTCTCGCTGCTCCCAACGGTCGGTTGGTTCCAGCGATGCGGCAGGCCCTGTGATGATCGGGCCGGTTTCCTGCAAGCGGTCCATGTTTCAGCAAAAACGTCATCGCCGCTCCCCTTGTGGGTCCGGAGCCTCATTTCCTTCACTTCGCCCTCACGATCAGCCCGGCTTTGCTGAGCTCGTAGCCAGCGGGGAGCGTGGTGGTCTTGTCGGCATTGGCCCCGGAGAGGTAGGCCCCGGAGAGGTTGGCCCCGGAGAGGTTGGCCCTGGAGAGGTCGGCCCCGTAGAGGTCGGCCCCGGAGAGGTTGGCCCTGGAGAGGTCGGCCCCGGAGAGGTTGGCCCTGGAGAGGTTGGCCCTGGAGAGGTCGGCCCTGGAGAGGTTGGCCCCGTAGAGGTTGGCCCTGGAGAGGTAGGCCCTGGAGAGGTCGGCCCTGGAGAGGTCGGCCCCGGAGAGGTCGGCCCCGGAGAGGTTGGCCCCGTAGAGGTTGGCCCCGTAGAGGTCGGCCCTGGAGAGGTCGGCCCCGGAGAGGTTGGCCCCGTAGAGGTTGGCCCTGGAGAGGTTGGCCCCGTAGAGGTTGGCCCTGGAGAGGTCGGCCCCGGAGAGGTTGGCCCCGGAGAGGTCGGCCCTGGAGAGGTCGGCCCCGTAGAGGTTGGCCCCGGAGAGGTTGACGACCGGCCCGACCTTGACCTTGGCCGCACGCAACTTTCCACCCGTGTCGACGACCTTGACACCACGAGGAACCGTGATCTCTACGATGGTCGGTCCCCATCTCAACGCTTCGGCGACTGACCGACAGAAGTTGATCCCCTGGCCGCAATCTTTCTCGGGGTCAAGGTCGATGCCATCAGCGGTGACTGTCGTGCCCTCCGTGTAGGTGAGCTTGTGTACTGCGGTCGGCGACTGCAGCTCCTTCGTCACCCCCTTGTAGTAGGGAAGAGACCGAATGACGGAGTGGCTGCTCGTCGCCTCAGCGGTCACGATCCACAACCTTCATTCCGTTTTCATCACGAACCTTCACAGCCTCGGCGCAGTTGGCGCAGTTAGTCCAGCCGTTCGCCTTCGGGTGAACGACGTGCGGCTCCGTGACTCCGCAGACACGAGGAGGGGCGTTGTAGATCTGGTCCAATGCCTTTTGCAACCCCTCCAACGTCAGCGAAGAGGGCTCAGTGTTCACGTTCGACACGAGCCATGGGCTCTCCTCGGGTACTTGGGGGCTACTCACCGGATTTCGATTTCTCAAGCTGATCGATGACGTGGCGAGCCTCGGCGAAGGTGAGATCCTCCGGACTGGTGAAAGTGGGGATGATTCCCTGGATTATTGGTCCAGGGTTGATGTTGGGGCCGACCAGCACACCTATACGGTCGATTTGAGCCTTCTGAGCCATCTTCATGCCCCCACGGGGGGGCTGGGAGGTTTGCGGGGCTCCTGAGCGATTCTGGGCCGTCTCACGGGATTCTGGCTGGAATCTGCCGTTGTCCACGATCTCCTCGGCTGAGACTTCCCCCATTCCGAAGAGATCGGCCTGGGCTCGGTTGGTGGCTCGGGTCATGGCTGTGGCCGGGATGTCGTGGCTGGGATTGGAGAAGTGCTGCCGGCCGGTGCAGTTCTCGTCGCAGTGGACGTGTCCGGTGGGCCTGCCCGAGTCGGGCCAGGTCTCCCAGCGAGTACAGGTGGACGAGTCACAGCATCGCTCATGGATATCGCAGGCCCCGATGCCGTCCTGGAATCGTCCATTGGGAGCCAGGGCCCGGACCGTGCACTGGACCCTCTCGATCCTGCTCCGCGGTCCCCGCTCCACGTCCTCTTTCAGGAGCTCGGTGGAGACGTTGAAGGCGACCGAGAGCTTGCGCCACGCTGACTTCTTCTTGAATCGCTTGTCCCCGATGATCTGGTAGTCCGAGTCGTCCAAGAGGGCGGCGCAGAGTTGGTGATAGGCCTGCTGCATCGCTACGACCTGCTCGACCGGGGCTGATTGGATCAGAGCCGGGTTGATCGGAACCAGGGGACCGTCGACTACTTCCACCTCTGCTGGCTCGACCATCCCCCTACCCTAACGAATCTGTCATGACTGTGTCAAGCAGGACTTTCAGGTGGGAGTTGCGTACTTACCGTCCCTGGTGAACGCATACTGGGCATAGGGTCCGGTGCCCACGAAGATGACATATCCCACGTCGTTGCCGGTTCCGAAGGTGGAGATGCCGGCGATTTCGGACAGGTTCACGCCCCAGTCTGGGTGGATGTTGAACCCTCCGAGATAAGGGGGAGTTCCGCTTCCCTCCACGGCGTAGGCCCAAATGGATCCGTTCTCGGGATTGAGCACCCACGTTCCGCCACTCACTGGGTCTGTGACTTGCATGTTCAGCTCCGGTACTGGTCGGGGGTGGATAGGTCTTCCCGGCAGCCACCCGTCTTCGATGACCCACTGGTCATAGGATCCGCGATCGACCCACTGGTGGCCCGGGGATCCGGGGTAGAGGACGGGGCCGATGCCCGGGTAGGCGGCGATGAGCCAGTCGACTTGACTGGGAAGGATGTCGATCTCGGTGCAGGCCTCCATAGCGTCGTGCCAGTCGGAGAAGCTGCAGTAGGTGGCGGGGACCCAGCCTGCGGTGATCTTGGCTGCCGCCGCATCGGCAGCCTGTTCGGGACTGTAGTCACCCTGCTCCATGTCGGAGCAGACGGCAGAAAGGGAGTTGGCCGCGAGAGGATCAGCCGAGATCGAAAAGGGGATGGCGGACGGGAACCGGGCCCGCATGGCCTGGTAGGAAGGCCACTCGCCATTGATGTATCCGCCCACGTACTGCGGGGCTGGAATACCGGCCGGGATCGATGCCGGATCAATGGCATCGTATCCCGTCGCCATCAGCTCGGAGCAGGTGGAGCGGAGGTCGGACCCTCGTCAGCCGGGGCTGCTGTGGTCGCGTCGGATGAAGGCTTGGCTGCCGTCACCTGGGAGTCCAGGGTGGCCAGATCGGCGGTCACGGCGTTCACCCCGGCAGAGATGTCATCGCTCTCATTGCCGATGGCGGCGATCAAGGCGGTCACATCGGTGACCAACTGCGTGGTCTCGGTCTGCAGGGCGGCAAGGGCGGTGTCGTTTGCGGTCACTTGAATCCTCAGTTCTCTCAGCTCCGCGAGGATCTCGTGGAGCGTTTCTCGTTCACCAGCCATCGTACTCCGATCTTAGTCAGGAACGGTGAACTCGAGGGAGCCCGCCAGATCGTTGGTATCGCACTGGAAATACCAGCACAGCTTCTCCAGGTGATCGGGTCTGAACGCCTTCTTGCCCGATGCGTATTCGCACAGGTAGGACCCGATGATCCCACAGTCCGCGGCCACGACGTAGTCCTTGATCTTCTCGCCCTTCTCGTCCACATTGGCCAGGAGCATGGCGCGGAGCTTGGTGATGCGGAAGGTGACCACCCCGAAAATATATATCTTCTGATACCCTGGGTGGCGGACACTGCGGTGCCGGGCCCGCACCTCAACCGGACCTAGCCAGTCGGGGGATGATGAAAGGTATGGACTGCAGAGTGGCTCCTGCAGACAGGCCTCAGTCCGGGTTCGAATCCCGGGGGTGTCCTACACGGCAGGCGAGGAGAGCGGGGCCACTGTCTCGCTCGGGGGCAGGCCGGGATAGCGCTTCAAGGCTGCCTGGTACTGGGCGTAGAGCTCCTGGGGACTGATGTTGTAATCGCTGTTGAGCGGATCCGGCACCGTCCCTGGGTACTTGAGCAACGTCGAGAAGTCGCCGGTCTCCCAGGCGTTGTCGGCGTCTGCTTCGGCCTGCTGGTAACGATCGATCTCGTGCTCGGCACTGATCTGTTGCAGGTTGAGGTGCTGGACTTCGGTGAAGGGGATGTTGAGGGCGTTGAAGATGGCCTTGGCGTACTCACCGGCCCCCTCCTTGCGAATCGCTCGAGCGTTTGCCGAGAGCCCCAGGGCATCGTCCAGGACGGTGACTTCGGGGATCTCCTGCTCCAATGCTTGGATCGGGGATCCCGAAGGGGCTGCGGACTTGGATCCGTAGACGTCGGAGTAGGTCATGTTGGGATACAGGGTCTGGGAGCCGTAGATGATGTTGGGATCAATAGCCGCGAAAGGTGCCGAGATGATGGGGTTGAGGGCCGAGATCCATCCACCGAGGGTGGCGTAGTTGGCCACGTCCCGGAACGGGTCGAGCTCTCGGATGTCGATGGCACTGACGTTCCCCTGGGCGTCCGGCTGTCCCAGGAACAAAAGGAGCTGCATCCTCTCGTCCAGACCCGACGAGAAGTTGTCGGTGTTCTGGGTGGCCAGCGTCGACAGGAAGCTGGTGCGCCATGGGTGGTCGACCGGGTAGGTCATCACGTACTTGAGGACGTGCTTGGTCCATCCGTAGAAGGGGAAGAACTTGCGAGCCGTCGAGATTTCCAACGGGGTCATGGCCTGCAGGTTCCCCATCACTCTTTCGGCCGACTGCATCCCCAGGAAATGGGCTCTGTCGGCAGTCATGGCGACTCGCTCGCCGGTCAATGGGTCATTGATCCAACCCTTCCGTTCCGCCTTGGCCACACCGTCGAGGTAGGCGATGGAGCGTTGCATGTCGGAGACGAAGTTGGTGAACCGGAAGTTGATGTCGGCTGCTGCTGAGGCCCACTGCACCGCCGTAGCCACCTTGGGATTCAGACCCCACTGCTCGAGCTTGGCCTGCAATGCCCACTTCGCCGCCGTCCGGCCCCCCATGGTATGTACGGCCTGGTCCACCGAAGGTGTCCCGTACTGGGCGGAGCCCTGAAGGACTTCGGGGTCGATGATGTCCTGGTGCTCACCCTTGCTGTAGGCGGACACAGCCTTGTAGGCGTCGCCGATGAACTTGAGGGATCCGGGATTGATCCGCAGAGCCAACAACATGGTCCCCCCGCCGGCGACGTGCATCGTGTATCGGGGACTGAGGCCCAATAGGCTGTATTTGAACACTCCGGTCGTCTTGTCCCACAGGCCTTTCAGGGGAAACTGGCCCGGTCCCAGCATGAATTCGATCTGCTTCACCAAAGCGGTAGGGATGTAGTAGGTCTCGTTGTCGTCCAGGCCGAACTCGTGGGGGTCCAGCCCCATGTGGGCCTTGATGTCGAAGGCCGAATGGCCGTACTCGTCGTGGATCAGGCTGGTGATCACCCCCCCGGGAGCCGCACCTTCGGCCGTCTCGATCTGTTCCAGGTGAGTTTTTGCGATGGCCTGCTTGAACTGGGTGCCCGCTCTCAGCATGGGCTTCAGCCACTCGTTGAAGAAGTCCAGGGTCACGTCCCGGGAGAGGATGTCGTTGGTGGCTTTGTTCACCCCCAAATAGACGTCGTTCATGGTGTTGGACATGTCCATGCCCCGCTTGAAGGCGGCATCGACGGTCGGGTACTTCATCGGGTTGACGTAGACCCCTTCGGACATAGCGCTACTCGTTGCGTCCTTGGGTGAGACCCTCGGCACGTAAGAAGGCTCGAATCCTCTGGCTCGCATCGAGTCGTACTCGTTCAATGCGTCCTGTCGGAACGCAGCCGCATCCCCGGGGTCCAGTCCCGGAATCAAGGGGTCGTTGAACATCGGATCGGAGATGGCAGTGATCAGTTGCCACATCCGGGTCGGGTCCTTGCGGATCCGGTCCACGATGTCGGGGGCGTAGTCCTTGTCCTTGAGATAGGCCGCGGCCTTGTCGGCCAGGATCTCTGAGGCATCAGAGGCCAGGAAGTTGTTGATGAAGAGGGTCTTGACCACATCCTGGGCTGCGCCCGGAGGGTGAGCCTTGATCTCTTCGGAGAACCGCGTGACCGCCTTCTCGGCCTGTTCGTTCAGGTACTTTGCCGATTTCTTGTAGCTCGAGGCGTACTTGCCTTCGTAGGACTTCTCGTAGTCGTTGAGGAGCTTCATCCGGGCTTGGCTGTAGGCCCGGGCGATGGTGAGCTCGGACTTGAGCTTGGCCAGCATCGGGACCGAGTCCCAACCCTGCTGAGCAGGGATCAGTCTGCCCGTCGCCGTGCGACCTGACTCCCGCTTCTGGAAGGCCTTGGCATTCATCTTGCGAATGGCCTCTTTGGACAGCCGGTTGAACTCCCGCCAGTCCTTGGCGGTTGCGGCTTTCTCCATCCGCTCGAGGATGCCGTCCTTGCCAGTCAAGGCCCCGAAGGCTTGGCGGTAGTTGAACGGCATGTTCTCTTGCATCATGGCCGGGACACCGGCGATCGACTGGCGGATCTGGTCGATGGTGGCCATGTGAGGCTCGAAGCCAGCCTCCAACTGCTGGGTCTGGGCCATGATGTCGTCGGAGACCTTGGATGCCTTGTCGGCCGCTTCGATGGCTTGGTCCACCGCCTGGCGTTGGGCGAAAAGGTGACTGGTGGATTCGTAGAACTGGGTAGTGCCGTCTGGATGCTTCAGAGGCACGATCTGGCCACTGGACAGCATCCGCTCCTTGTGCCACTCCTCCCACGGCTGGTAGGCCTTGATGGCTTCTCGGACAGGAACGTCGATCGAGTCGTCGTTGATCAGGCTCTCGGTCGTTCTTCCCGAGCGCATGAGCTGGGTGAACTGGGTCAGTTGTCCCGGCTCTTCGATCCCATCGGGCCCGATCTTGTCCCTGGTCAACTGAGACAGGGCTTTGGTGAGGTTCCCGGTCAGTTCCTTCTTCTCGATCAGGGCTTTGTTACGAAGTGATGCCAATGTGTGGGCCCCTGTACTGAGGATGTGGCCGACGCCGAGGTTCTGGGCCCGGGTAGCCGCTCGCTGAGACAACGTGGGTGTCCCGATGATCTGGTTCCCTTCGGCATCCAGGATCGGCTTTCCATCGATGTCCGTCAATGCCCGGGTGGCAGTGCCGATCTTGATCGATCCGATAGCCTTCCCGGCTATCCGGATCGACCCGGTGTTGCCGAGAGCCTTGGCTGTCACTCCCAGTCTGTCCGCTAAGGCCTCTCCTGCTGCACTGGAGGCGATGGCTGAGCCGGCCCCGGCATCCAAGTACTTGAGGCCGGGCATGACGTCTAGGAGCGATGTGATGGGCTGTTCGGCCAGCTTCTCCAGCCCGGCTTTGATGTTCCCCGCCTTGAGGACCGTGCCCAGATCGTAGGCACCGGGGATCCAGGACAGGGCCGTCTGGGTCAATGCGTTAGCCAGCGGGTCCTTTCCAGCAAGTCGGGCTGGGTCCTCGAGATCATCGACGGTGTCCTTGAAGGTGTCCCAGATGTTGGCGGCAAGTCTTGTCGGCATGAGACCGGTGAAGATGGATTGGGCGTTGGTGATGGTATTGCCGATGATGTTCGCCGCTGACGGATTGTCCGAAGGCAGGGCCGTGTTGTAGTCCATGCCGGCGGCAGCCAGGATGGCTCTGGTTCGTTCAGCATTGGACATGGTGTAGTAACCGCTGGTCAGGCGGGACGAATCCAGGGTGTAGACGTTGTTGACCGCGACGGTGGGGATCTTCTGGGTCTGGGCCCAGGACTTGATCTTGGTCCAGTCGGTGTCGAAGGTCTGGACCGCCGGCTTCGGCTGGCTCACCTAGTCCCCAGTCCCGGGGTTGTCCGGGTTATCGGTCGAGGGGTTCGTTGGGCCGGAGGCTGGCGGATTGGGCTTCCCGGGCGTCGTTGTTCCAGGTGCGGAGTTGCCGATGGTGGCGGCATAGGCCTGCTGGACCCACTGCGGCGTGCCTGCGATGGAGAAGGTCGGGGTGCCTGTTTCGGTCTTGTACTGGGCCTCGGACTGCAGGGCGGAGAGGATTCCTTGGTAGGGGGCCGTCTGCATGTAGAGGTTGAGCGCCTCCCCAGTGCCCTGGAGAGCCCCTGTGATGGCCCCTGCGCCTGCGGCATTGGCCGCAGCCACCTGCTTGGCCGGTCCGGCCAGAGCAGCGGCGTAGGCGGGATCCTGGCCGTAGGCGACGCCCCCGATGGCCTGACCTAGGCCGGCAGCGTAGGAAGTGTCGTTCGATGCCACCTGGTTGTTCAGGTAAGGGGTGATCCCCGATTCAGCCGAGGCGAACTGGCTGATCAGTCCGTCCATCAGTTGGCTGGCATAGTCGGTCGGGGTGGTGGTCGAAGAGGAGCTTGGAGGCTGGTTGGACTGAGTCCTGACCTCTTGCTCCTCAGTTGGGGTCAGTTGGTCCTGGGGTACGAAAACCAACTTCCCGTTCTTCATGATCGGGACGTTGCCTGCCTGCATCTCGGCGACGTTGGATTCGGACTGAGCCTTGGCCTGATCTTTCAGAGACTGATCCTGGGTATCTGGACCGGCGGCCATGTACTCGGCCGGGGTCATCCCCTGAGCGTTGGCGTCGGCCAACTCAGATGGGGTCAATACAGGGGGGAACTTGTCGTCGTCAGCCATGGGTCAATCCTCTCATGATCCGTATGCCCCGGTCGGGTTCACCCCCCCGGCGAGCCCGTAGTTGGCCAGAGCCCCACCGACATCCTGGGTCGCTCCGGACAACACTCCCCCGGCCTGGGCGACCAACTGATCGATGTTCTGTGCCGCTCCCTCGCCTCCGGTCAGTGAGGCCTCCTGCAACCTGGCCTGCACCTCCTGAGCCGAGAGGTTGTTCTGCTCACCGATGATCTGGTAGTTCTGCATGGCTCTTGCGAAATCTCCCTGGGACAAAGCTTCTTGACCCTGAAGAGTTTGTTGCTGCCACGCCGCTTCCTGACCCAGGGTGCCCTGCTGGGTCTTCGATCCCTGGGTGTTCAACGCGCCCGACGCGGCCTGTCCTCCGACCAGGGACTGGAGCTGGTTCTGGAAGTTGAGCTGGTTCTGCTGTTGCTCCTGGCCGAACTGCTGCTGTTGGAACCCGTACTGCTGCTCGGCGCCCGCCTGTTGGAGCGCGGTCTGTTGCTGGCTCAGCCCCAACCCTCCCAGTTGGAACCCGGCCATCTGGGACTGATAGGCGTTCTGCTGGGCCAACTCGGGAGTGACCATGCCCAGTTGGTTCTCGATGCCGGCGTATTGCAGTGCGGCACCGGCTACCTGAGGCGCTACGGTTCCTTGCTCGGCTGCTTCGAGGGCCTGATTGGGATTGCTCGATGCCAGACCAGAGGCGATCGAGGCGTAGTAAGAAGCATTGGGATCGGTGGTGGTGGCCATTACTCGTCCAAGTCCAAGAAGAGGGGATTGTAGTTCTGCTGGCCTGTCGAGAAGAAGTTGGCCTGGTCGGTGTAGGCCCGACTGATCGTCTTCATCTGCTCGAGCTGGTTGGTGTAGTCCTGTTGGAACATCTTTGACCTCGGGTCAGCGTCTTTCATCATGCACCGGTAGGCCACGAAGTTGTAGAGGCAGTCCTCCCATCCGGGCAGGATGTCGAGCTCATCGGTTCCCGTAGCCACCGGGGTGGTGGCTTGGTAGTAATAGACGTTCAGGGTTCCCCCGACGTTGGGGACCGGGTAGAGGATGATCTGCAGTCCAGTCACTCCGGGATCGGAGTCGGTCGGGTAGTTCCACAACGTGTACTGCTCGGGATAGGCCGAAGGAAGGGTCTTGAGGTTCCCCCAGGACTGGTCGCTCTCGTTGTAGCCCTGGAAGCTGAGTGAGTAGGTGTAGCTCGTGTTGTTGGTTGGGACGAACTCGAGCCGGTAGATGCGGAGCAGATCGGACGGAGCCACGTACATCTGCTGGGCCGCCACCGCGGTGATCTGAGCCGACGCCCGTTTCCACTCGGTGACCCTCTGGATCTCGGCCTGGCCCTGGTTGATCCAACTGATGATCTCGGTGGTCTGCCAGAACTGTTGGACGGGCTCGTCGATCAGACTCCGGATGTTGGTCTCGGCGACCGTCAGGGTGTCCGGCATGGCTAAGAACTTACTCCGACCGTCGCCGCATGGGCGATCTGCTTGTAGCCCAGGGACACCGAGTGGACGTTGGGAGCAGCCGCGCTGTTCCCCAAGGCGTCGATCCTGATGGTCAGGTCTTCTCCGGTGTAGACGTTGCCTGCGGCATTGGCCGAGCCGATGGGCATTCGGATCATGGTCGGAGCGGCGAGGATGGTGGCCGGGGTGGTGACCGACCCGACCTCGGTTGCTCCCTGGTAGATCGAGACCTTCACTGTGGCTGCAGTGTTCCCACTGTTGGTCGAAGCTCTGACCACGACTTCACGAAGTTCCACAAACCGGTTGGTGGTCAGGCGGATCGGGAGGCCCTGCCACTGCCATGTTTCCGAAGGAACGGTCTGGTCGAAGCGGTAGAGGAAGGTCAGGTCGGACGAGGTGAATTGCAGCGGCGCTGCGTAGATCTGCTGACCGTCGACCTCCTGCACCCAGAACAGATCCGCTCCGCCCTGGGTGGCGTCGGGGTAGTAGCGCCACCACGAGTTGGTCCTGGTGTCGTAGAGCCAGTTCATCGAGAAGTAGACCTTGTCCCCGATGCACCGGCAGTAGAAGCCGTAGTTGTTGGACTCCATGTCGTTGAAGACAGAGGGCAGGAAGAAGCTGTCGTCCAACTGACTCGATATCTTCTGTGAGGTCGAACCGCCGTTCCAGCTCCATGCCCCGTTGTCGAAGCTGCAGTAGATCATCCCCGGCAGTCCTGAGTGCGCGCTTCCATAGATCCCACCGGTGGGCTGCACGCCGGGAAGGAAGGTGACGTTGGGAGCAAAGATGTCTCCGGTGACGACGATCCCACCTCCCCGCTTCTTGATCAGCATCAACTCCCCGGCCGAGATACTCGCGCCGCACCCGTAGCCGTAGGGCTCCTCGGCAGCCAGGACGGTCATCTGGTTGCCGTAGTCCGTCGAGTTCGGTGGGTCAGTGAAGTTGATGTTCTCGTTGGTGTCGAACCCTCCACCGGCGGGGTACATGTAGGTGATGCCGGCGAGGACGACGACGCGCGACTGATGGACCAGCACTTGGCCGGACACCGACGTGTACGGGGGACCGGTGATCAGAGCCAGCGGCGTGTAACTGGTCGGGGTGGCCGGGTTGGGGTACATCCACAACTGACCTGTCGCCGTGTTGGTGTTGGACGACGGTCCGCCGTTGGGGTAGACGATGACCGGATTGCCCGGAGTGGTGGTTGGGTCGGTCGCTGCTGCTCGGGTCAACTGGGGATAGGGGGAGCCGAAGATCCCGGCTGCTGAAGGCTCCGAGGTCCCGAGACCCGCGGCGGTGAAGGTTGTGGTTTCGGCTATGTAGGAGAAGGGCTGCCAGATGTGGGTGGTGCCGTTGTCGGCTTCCTGGATGACGAAGACCTCGGTGTCCCCGTTGGAGAGTTCGTCGTGGACCAGGAGACCGACGATGTAGTTGGTCGGGTACGCAGTAGGGGTCCAGGTGTACTCCTGGGCGACGGCCGGAAGTGGGCCCAGTCCTCCTCCAGGAAGTGCGATGCAGGAGTGGGTGAAGTTGGGATCGGCCGCACCCTTGGGCCCGGGAACGTTCGGCGCTTGGGTGGAGACGGAGGTGTAGTCGTAGATGCCTGCGCTGAAGTCAGCGAGGTCCAGCCACTGGAGGTCACTCTCTGGCTGTACGCCACGAGGCTCGGCCGGCATCAGACATCAGCCATCGCTATTCCATCCGGCGTGTTCACCATGACTTGCTGCCGCTGCTCGAGCAGGACCACGATCTCGTCCCGGAGGGTCTGGTAGAAGGCGACCTGGCCTTCGTACTCGAATAGATCACCCTGATCGGCACAAGAGCCCATCTCGGCGTCCATCCGCTTCTCGGCCACTGATCGGCCCGTCGATGCCGAGTAGGCCTCCAGGAAGGAGCGGTTGCGCTGCTTTCTCACATTGGCCAGGGCGAACTGCCAGGTGGCCAGTTGTCCCGAGACCCGGGTCAGGTTCTGACGAAGCTCCTGGCGATCCATCCCGGCATAGTCGTTCTCATCCCGCATGGGTGGGGGTGTCCACCTCTGCGTCGTTGCTGTCCTCGCCCCGCAGTCTCTTCAGCTCTTCCCGCATGGCATCGAACTGGCGCTCGACGTGCTCACGATAGGCGACGGCGTCGTTGAGGTCCTCGGACTCTGTCCGCACCGCTCCGTAGACCGCGGTTCCCGAGGTGTCGAAGCAGGCCGGAACGACCTTCTCCCCGGTCTCGGTCTGGACGGAAACTGGCCACGGGGTTGTCTTGGGCTCGCCGTGAAGAGGAGAGTTGGGCGGGTACTCCTCGGCCAAGAGGGTCTCAACGTCGGCGGCGTAGGAGCCGTAGAAGACTCCGAGCCTCTTGATCTCGTCCTCCCGCTTGTTGATGAACCCCTTCTCCTTGGAGTCCTGGAACTTGGTGTAGACGCCTTCACGCGAGCGGGGGTCACCCCAGAAGATTCGGACCACCTCGAAGGGAACCAGGGCAGATTTCTTCGGAGGGATGCGGTAGGCGCGGGTTCCTGCCGTGGGCGGGATCACCAGTTCTTGATCGGGCGAATCGTTGCGGAGACGGAAGATGTCCCCCGAGTCGATGACGGTCTCGGACGGCTGCATCAGACCTGCTTGATCAGAGACCAGACCAACGCCGTTCCGGTGGAGATGGTGACCGCCTGCAAAGCCGTGCCGATGCCTTGGCCGGCGGTGACGGTCGAGGCCGTCTTGGCCGCACCGGCGGTGGCCGCGCTCTGGATCAAAGGGTTGCCCGCGGTGGTGGTGGCATCACAGAGGATCTGGGCGAAACCGGCGATCAGGATGGTGCACACCTTGCCCGAGGCCACCGAGGTGGCGCTGTTGGCCGTCTCTCCGGTCGCCCCGCCCACCAGGACTCCCACCAGCTTGTAGTCGGCCGAGGTCGACGAGGGCTGGACGTTGATCAGGGTCGGGGGATTGGATGTCCCGGGACCGGTGTAGGGAGTGACCACCTCCATCAGGGTCCCCACCGGGGTCGGACCGGTGACGGTCGACAGGATCACCGCCTGCAGGCGGATGGCGCCGTAGGAGACGTCGTTGTAGTAGCCCGCACCGGTTGGATTGGGGAGCATCGTGATGGTCATGAGTTTCCTTTCTCAGCCGGTGAGGGCGGTGAATGCGCCCTGACGGGCGACGTTCGAGCAAGAGGCGTTGCCGGCCCAGACGACGAGGGAGGTCATGGCGTCCTGGTTCGGAGGCTTGACGAAGTCCTGCACGTAGAAGTTGGCCTTGTCGTTGACGATGAGCTCCCAATAGTTCTCGTTGAGGTAGGCGAGACCGTTGGTGGGAGCGTGGTCGTCCTGCAGCCAGGGGATGTTGTTGAACACCAGGTTGGTGAACCCCGCTTGGGCAAGCTGGGTCTCCTGTCCACCGGGCTGCTGGGGGAACTGCTGCTGGGCCAGGTTGAGGTTCCAGTAGCGGCTGTAGTTGTTCTTGTCCCCGACGATCACCGTGGGAACTTGGCCACCGGACTGGGTCGACACCCACAGGGCGTTGAGCTTCTGCAGGGTCATGGTCGTGGTCGTCGAGTCGATCTGAGCGGCCCACCACGGGTTGGCCGACTGGCTGATCCCGCCGTAGGTGCCCGAGGTCTGGAGGGCTTCATAGATGCCGTCGATGGCTTGGGTGTTGGTGCCGTTGGAGAAGATCCCGTAACCGAGCAAGTCGGCCAACTGCATCTCGGTCTGCTTGAACTGGGAGGCCAGATAGTCGGCCACCTTCATCGGGCTGTCGGCCTGCAGTTGGGTCAAGCCGTCCACGGTCACGTTGCCGTAGGCCTGCTTCCAGGCGAACACCGAGTTCTGGATGGTGTCGGACTGGGGCACAGAGAGGGTCTGGGGGCCGGTGTACCAACCACCACCGGACATGGCCGTCCACATGAGCGGTTGCTCGATCTGGAAGCCGCCCTTCTCGATGATCTTGTTCATCCTGTTCCAGCGGAAGAACAGGACGTTGGACCCGTAGACATTGTCCACGATCACGTCCCGGATGATCCGTCTCGACAGGGCAGTGACGGTGGTCGTACCGATGGCTGCTACGGGCATTTCAACCTCTCTCGGTTATCAAGTTGTCCCGCCCATGGACTCGAGTTCCTTGGCGAGTCGAGTGGCTACTTCGTTCCACGTCGATGCTGGCTTTTCTCTCTGTGGGCGACGGGTCGATGTTCCTGTCCCACCACTCAGTTTGGTGAGGTCATTCTGGCGAACCCTGTCTTTCGCCTTCGTGTCCTCCTTGCGTACTCCGAGCACCTTATCCCGTGTTGCGGGATCGGTGAGGGATCCAAGTTCCAGCGAACGAACCAGTCCTTCGACCGGGTCACCGGGGAAGTTTGACATGACACCCGGGATGTTGACGTTGGCCGAGGTGTAGTTGCGGACGGTCTGGATGTCCTCTTCGGTCAGGTCGGGGTGAGAAGTGCGGAACTTCTCCACCGCGGTGTTGATGTCGTTGGTGACCCGGGCCTGGTCGGCCTGGGACATGACCTCTTGTTGGGTCCGACGATCGTTCTCCTGATCGGAGCGGAGTTTGTTGAGCTCGGTCCAGAAGGCCACCGCCTGGATGTCGTCGGGGTCGATGAAGTCGGGCAGCTTCTCCTCAACTAGCTCGCCCGGCTCCTCGACCTCTCCGGGCTGTGCCTTACCGGAGAGCTTGTTCGTCACCATCTCGTTGAAGGATGATGCGAGATCTGGGTGCTCCATCAGGAGCTGGCGGACCCGGAGAAGTCCTTCCGCCTCGGTCTTGGTCAGTCGGGTGCCGAAGAAGTCAGCCTCGTCCGGAGCTGATCCCAGGTCACCTTGTTCTGCAGCGGCCGAGGGAGGCTCGGTCCCGGTTCCGTCGTCGTCGCCATCTGCAACGCCATCACCATCACTGACGGAATCCGTTCCCACACTCCCGTAGGGTCGACTGAGGCCGAAATCCTCGTCTTTCTCAGTGAGTCCTGGCTCATCGTCCTGCCCTTCGTCCTTGGCGAGTCCTTCGACCCTGCCGTTCTCCGAGTACGTGAACCCGGCGTCCAGGAGTTCCTGGATCAGGGCTTCGGTCTCGTCCATCTCTTCGTCAGCCATCGACTCTGACAACTGGAACCATCGTCACGCCATCCCAGCCCTGATCCATGCTCGGCCACTTGGCGTAGTAGACCGACGCCTGAAGATCAGGATCGTAGAACTGGCCGTACTGATAGACCCAGTTCTCGAAGTCCCCGCTCAGTGCCGGCACTTCGATCTGGAATCCCTGGAGCGGGCGAACGTGTCCATCGTAGGGACCGCCTATCAAAGGAACTAGCTTCTGCTGTGTCTTGTAATGGGTATCTGTCATTGTCCTGCCGCTTCTGAGAGTACCCGGCGCATCTCGTCGGGATCGGGTGTCATTGGTTGTGAGACTCCGCCGGGGCCGGTCGGGGCATTCGGTGGGCCCATCGACGGCATCTGAGGATTGGCCGCTCCACCTCCTGCAGGTCCGCCCGGAAGACTCTGGCCCGGCAAACCAGAGGGCCCACCGGCCGCTGGTGGAGGCGGACCACCAGCGCCGGGGGGACCGGCAGGGGCAGGCCCACCGGGCTTTTGTCCTGAGCCTTGATGGATTCTCAGGAGAACGATCTTCTGCAGCTTGTCGAGAAATCCGATGTCCGCGTCCGGAGCGGCCATGCACACAGCGATGTCAGGGACAAGGGCCTGCAGCCCCTCCTGCATCGTCTGTGGAACGTCGGACTTCCCTGCCATGAACTAGGGCTTGACGTCGACAGGCTTGTTGGAGGCCGGAGCCTGGGCAGACAGTTCGGAGCCGTAGCGTCCTTCGGTCTGACCCTGCATCTTCACCTGGGTCTTGCCGACCTTGGCACCCTGGCTGGTTGGTTGATCTGCCATGTTCTCTCTCTCTGGTTGTGATGAGGGTGGGGGAAGTCGGGTCCCCCACCCTCATCGGTTAACTACTTCCGGCCGTGCCGGCCACCATGACGCTTTCCACGACGAGCCATCTTGCCACCCCCTTTCGATGGGTGTCTCCGAGCATTGGACAGGCTGGCGGCAACCGCTTGATCCTGCGGATGCCCAGCCTTCATCATCTCAGAGATGTTCGAACTGACTGTGTCTCGGGAAGAGCCCGGCGACAGTGGCACGTCTAACGACGACCTTTCCCTCTCGCGTGCTTCTTTCCGCCCTTGCGAGCTCCGGGCTTCCCGCCCTGCTTGTGACCGGGGTTGACGTTGACCACGTGACTCTTCATCCGATCCATCAGCGAGATCCCTTCTTCGACGAACGCTTGTGGCTCTTCTGCGACTTCTTTCCCCCAGGGACCTTGGTGATCAGGTTGGCGAAGTTGTTCCCCGCCATCACTCCACGTCCTCTTGGCACTCGTAGGGGTCACAGACCTCACACGAGGTGTAGTCACCGAAGATGGGGAAGTTGCGTCCCGGCGGACGGTAGCCACCCATTCCCTGCGGCTTCACCCGAGCACCCGTGTTGTCGATCTCGGGTCGTCCGTTGGCAGGAGGCGAGGTAGCCATTGCGCCATCATTGCCCCATTCGTGAACAAGAGCAAGCATTCCTTGTTGTTCAGTCGCGACGCTCGCTCTGAGCTCGATCCCAAGGGGCTCTCGCTCGCTCGCTCCTGAAGGTCCTCCGTCTACCCTCAGGCATCTCTCAGCCCTGCATCTTTCCGCATTGTGCCTGCTCAGGGGCACGAAGAGCTGTCCCTCGTCTGACGAGTGTTAACACCGGGGTTAGCCGGGGGCTTGCGAATCGCACAGTCCTTGCAAGCGGGATGCCGACCAGGGTAAACTGGTACTGCTGGTATTGCTGGTACTGATCGACATGGACCTCGATCATGGCCTGTTTAAGGAGTGAGCGTTGATCCCTCGGTTTCCGACCGGGGGATCTTCGTTCTATACAGAAGCTGTGTGGTTCAGAAGGCTGTCGTTACGCCATCCCATCCTTGGTCGAAATTCTCGGGCCATTTGCCGATGAGAACCAATCTCCCGGTCGCCGGATCCTCTTCGTACCCGTAGCCGTAGACCCACTTCCCTTTTCCGTTGAGAGCGGGCACTTCGACCGGACCGTTGAGGTTCTTCGGGAAGGTGTGGCCGTCATAGGGTCCGCCGACGAGGACGACGGTCCCGGTGATGGTGTCAGTGCTCATGTCCGGTACCCGGTCCTTTCGGTTGCCCCTTCGGCCCCTGGGCCTGCGCGGCCGCTGCTGCCATGGCCTGTTGCTGCATCCGTTGTACCACGTCCTGCCAGTCGGCTACTTGGTGAACCTGAAGAACATACTGCTGATCGACCGCGTGCATGTTGAACAGTGCGTCGGCCTCGGCGATCCGGGCCTGCCGGGAGGTCGGTCTGTCACTACCCGCTGATACGTTGAGGCTGAATGCCAACGGTGTCATCTCGTACTTCTTGGTCTTCGGATTTCGACTGGGCGAGTAGAAGTGGCGGGAAGCCAGGAGCAAACTGGTCTCTGCTCCCTTGTCCCCCACGATGGCCACCACCCGGGGTGTGGTGTAGTTCTGGGCGATGAGGTGGCACAGAAGCATCCCTGTGGTCGACAGAGCGGTCTCCATATTGCGCTGTGAGCCCCTGATCGACACGAACCCTGCTTCCTGGGCCGACTGCATGGTCTGAGCCGCCTGACGCCCCGTACCGAGGGCCCCCTTCTGGGCCGCGTTCAGTCCGCTGATGTTCTCCATGATCTGTCGCCACAGGTTGATGAGTCCCATGACATCCCCTGACATCGCCGGGGGGGGCAGCCAGGCTGGTTTCGCTCCTTGGGTGTTGGCTACCGATGCATCCATCGTGAGACGAAGGCCGGCACGATTGACCACCTGCGTCCGGGCGAGACCGGAGTTGGCAACGTCCATGAAGATGGGATTGCCGGTGAGCTCGGCGTTCGACTGCATAGCAGCGAGAAGTCGATCGATTGCGATCTGACAGGGAGCGAGATAGCTAACAATGGGGACGGGCCAGAACTCCCCGGTCTCGTCATCGACATAACGTGAATACGGGTGGTGGTTGTGCTGCCAAAGGTCAGATGCTGTTGTATCGAGGAGTACGTGGTGGCCGGTGAAGACAACGACCCTCCACTCGTCAGTGACCACAGTCTCCTCGTCTCCGAGAAGGGGGTCGGTTGTCTCCCGCTCGAAGACGACGTTCTCTCTGATCCAGCACTCATAGACGTTCACCCCGTTCTGCAGCACGTTGTCGGCCGATTGGGTTCCCTGTCCCGGTGTCCCCCACGGGGTGCCTGGGTTTCCGGGGATGTTGCCGGGGACCACCATCCGGTTGGTCATCCCCGAGTTGGAAGGCGCGGGCCGGGCCGGCTTGTCCGACGTATCCCCGGTCCTGAAGGCGTCGTCCAGGAGTTGCTGGGAGGTCTCGGGGAACTTTCTGGCGATCTCCTCCATGGACATCCGCTTGATCTCGAACAGGTATCCGGCGTCGTCCATGCAGGTGGCGTGGGGGTCGGGGTAGATGTCCCAGGGATCCACCCGCTTCATGGCCACGTTGCCGATCCCACCGTCCAGGCCTGAGTCCCACACCGCCTTGAAGATCCCCGCTCCACAGATGGCTGAGTCCCACAGGACCAGGGACTGCTGACGAAACCACCCCTGTACCTGCCAGTTCGAGGCCAGGACCAGCTCCATGTGGTGACCGATCTTCTGTTCGTACTGGGCATAGGCCGACTGGGGATCGACTGCCGGGAAGACATCGAACTGGACCTTCTGGTCGGTCATCCAAGCGATGCGATTACGGATGATCGGGTAGATCTCCGAGTCCCGCACCCCTGATCCCGGACGGGTGGCAGAGCCTGAGGACCGGTTGAAGGTGAGCATGTAGTTGCGGGCCCACTCTGCGTGTCTCCGCTGCTTGGTCTCCTTGGAGTCCTGGTAGAGCTCCATGAGACGGGAGGTCAGTCGGAACTGTTCGTATTCGTCCAGTTCCTTCTGGTCGACATCGATCATGGTCATGAGGACTTCACCGCCGCCTCACGTCGCTTGGTCTCATCCAGTGCCGCGATGTGCTCATCGGTGATCCCACAGGCGTCTCGGTCCCGATAGTCGATGGGCTCGTAGTGGTGCTCGAGCCCGGTGCGGAGGGTCTGTGTCTCGGAGGCCTTCTTCAGTCCGTCCCGGAAGTCGGTCTCGTTGTGGACATAGCGGCCGACGCTCATGTTGTAGTGGTCCTGGAAGGGAGACTTGGGGTTGAAGGCGAACCTCCGTCGAGAGGTCGCTCCGCAGTTTGGGCATCGCTGCCTATCGCCCCTGGTCAGGGACTGGAAGTGTCCACAGGAATCACACAGGTACTCAAACAGGGGCATTAGTCGCGCACCAGAAACTCGGTCCCGTGTTCTGGGCACGGCATAGTCTTTGGGTCCCGGGTGAACCACTGCGACCACACGATAACCCCGTCTCGTTCATGCCAGCCGGTGCAGCGGTACATCGAGCCCGACAGTTGGCCAGAGCCTCCCGGTTTGAACCTAGAAGCCATCGCCGATGTCCTCCCAGAATGGCCGGCCGTTGATGTCACCGGAGTAGACCGGGTCGGATCGGGGGGGCTCGAAGACATTCCCTTCCAGTTCGAGCCTGTAGCTCTGGAACATCTCGGTCGGGTCACGGGACGACTCTAGATCCTGGCAGATGGTTGCGACAGCGATAGCCATGGAGGTCACCGCATCGTCACAGCCCTTGGACGAGGCCGGTCCCAGCTCTCCGTAGTCCTTGACCACATAGGCCCCCATCTGGTCATAGGTCAGCTCGTCGTGGATCTTGAGCATCCCCTGAGCCAGCTTGTCGATCACAAAGCTCATGGCCATCTGCTTGCGCTTCCAGTTCATCGACCAGCCGAAGGAGTTGGAGACGGCCCCGGGCATCCGGTCTCCCTGCCGATATCGCCACACGTCGGGGTAGAACATCTTCGAGGTCAGGATGATGATCGAAGCCAGTCCCCCGCCTTCGACCTCGCAGTTCACCGTGGCCGTGTTGTAGAAATATCCGATCTCGGCCAGTCGGTCGGCGAAGGGGGCTGGGGTGCAGTGACCGTGCCACACCGCCACCTGCTCGAACGTATACCGGTTGAGGACCTGGATGCAGGCCGGATCACCCCATGAGGTCCGGGTCGGGTCTCCGGCCACCACGTACTTCTGCCCCGGGTGGGGGTACTTGAAGATGGTCAGCTCTCCATCGGCCGACTGGTGGAACACTCCCTGGGTCTGGGTCGGGTCCTTGATCGGGGAGATGAACCCCTGCACTCCGGACTTGGGCTGGTAGCACTGGTCCAGTTTGTCGGCCGGGAACAGGTTGCGTCCGGTGACCAGGAAGGCCTCGTGATCGTCGTTGGGATACTCCTGGTTGAACTGTGACACATCGTTGTCACAGTTATTCTTGATGCACCACCGTCTCCAAGCCAACTGCGGATAGCCGATGTCGGGGAACTTCTTCATCATCTCCCGCTCTTCGACAGTCAGTTGGTCGTAACTCAGGGACGTGTTCTTGATCGAGTACTCCTGGTGCAGGAACCACGGAAAGAACATGGGGATGAAGTCCGACTCTCCGGCCTTGGCCGCGAGCCATTGGGTGTGGAACCAGTTCCCGGCTCCGTTGGCCGTCGACTCGAGCACCATGATCGTGCCCGGTTTGTCGGGCACCGCCTGTTTGAGGGAGAGCATCAGGCTCTCAGGCTCGGGGTAGAAGGCCACTTCGGAGCAGTGAACGGCGTGGATGGTCTGTCCTCTGCCCACCTCACGGCCTTTGGCTGTGGCGATCTTCATCGATGACCCGGTCTCGGTCCAGGAGATCCGCCGAGCCGACTTGTGACCTTCGTGGAACATCTCCCGGAACGGCCAGTTGTCCCACATCAGCTTGGTCATCTCGAAGAGATACTCGGCATCGGCTGTGGATTTGCTGAGAACCAGGGCATTCGCCCCCTGATGCATGAAGCACCAGTTCAAAAGCAAGGCCTCGGTGGCGGTGGATATCCCCAGTTGACGACCTTTGAGGACGATGATCCGCACCGGCTTGCCGGCGTTCAGTTGCTCCTGGACCTTGGCCACGAACTGCTTCTGGGCCCAAGCGAACGGGGTCTCAAAATCCAGGGGCTCAACCGTCAGGTCCTTCGTCTTGATCCGCATCTGACGCAGCAACGGCGACAAACGCAGAGGTATCCTCACGGTCAAGAGGGTCATCGGCTGCTGTGGCCTGCTGGTAGAGATCGAGGAGATCCTGGCGCATGTTGCCCAGAGTCTCGGGGTTCTGACGGGCAGTCAGGGACATGGTCTTGGAGTTGATGGCCATGATGAACCGGGCTCTGACGTCGTAGGGGGCCTGATGGATCATGGCCTTCATCTCTTCGAGGGCCTCCCACTGCATCCCCGCCAGTCCTTCGGAGAGCTCGGCCGTCCCATACCGCTGCACCCGGAGCCCGTTCAGCCGCTCCTTGATGTCCAGCACGTCCACTCCGAAGGCCTTGGACAGGGCTGTCGGAGGCACTCCCACCTCGAGCAGTCGATCGACGATGTCCTCGAACTCCTCGGTGGTCACTGCTCATAGCTCTTTTTTCGAACCTCGACGACTAGCCCACAGGCGAAAGCATCGGCCAGCCTGCGTCCCTGTTCCCTGTCCGACTCGGGGATGAGCAGGACGATCCTCATCTGGCCAGAGGCAAGGTGCTTGGCCTCGTACAGCTTGGCCTCGAAGGTAGCACTCTCGAAGTCGGAGATCCCCGAGACACCCCGGTTTTCCACAGGTCGAGGAGGCAGGGACACCCCGAGCAACTTCCCACCCTGAGGAGTGCCGGCGTACTCCCGGGCTAGCTCGGCGATGGGGACGACTGGTCCTCTTCGTACACCCCGTGGCCGTTTTCCGATGGTTGCTGCAGCGTCTCCCAGAGATCGGGAAAGGTTGCCTCTTCCTCCGCCTCCCGGATCATCGCCCCCTGGATGTTGTCGGGAAGGCTTTGCCACAGCTCGTCGGGCCTCAGCAAGGTCTCGGGCGGCTTCTCGCTCTCGGGCACCTGCTCGATCTTCGGCATCGGACGGCCCAGCAAAAGAAGTTCCGTCAGATCCATTTGCATCTTCACCACCAGCGCCGTCTGCGAGATCATCTCCTTCATGGTCTCGTTGGCCTGTGCGCTCTGGCGCTGGGCTGAGATCGAGTGCTTCCCGGCCGAGTCCAGATTCCACCACACCAGGAAGATCACCGAGGCTATCGAGACCAAGGAGATCGTCGTGAGGCAAACCACCATCACCAAGATCGTCGAACCAGTCACTCACACATCACCGTTCCCGGTCAGATCGATTGTCCTGGTCATCGGTCCATCCTGTCAGCAACCTCGGTCACAGTCCCACCATCCCTTTCATGTCTGGCACCACCCACCACTTCTTGGTACACCCTCGACACTTCACATTTCCGTCAGAAGCGAGGACGAGATCGTGCTCATGAGGCGGCGGGGCGTCGTAGAAGAGCTGCATATGGGGTCCAGGACAGTTGTCCGATTCGTGTTCACGGTGATTGAACAACTGGGGGTTGGAGCACATCTTCTCCACGCTGCGCGACCTCTCGCACCACACGGCTTCGCCAGAGGGATCGACTGCAAGCATCTGGCTATCCTGTCATGACATCCGTATGCAGGTCAAGAGCGCTAGATATCGCAAGCAAGTGCTAGCTGATGCCCACGGATTTTCATCCCAAAAAAATCCGGGCCATACCCCGGCCGGCGCAGGACCGGCGTTTTAAAGAC